AAAGAGATTATCTTTGCCCCCAACCCGGGGCCGCAAACAGAATTTTTATCAGCCTCCGAAAGAGAAGTCTTATACGGGGGCGCGGCTGGTGGCGGAAAGAGCTATGGCCTTCTCGCAGACCCGATGCGATATTTCTCAAACGGAAACTTTGTCGGGCTTATCCTGCGAAGAACTAACGATGAACTCCGCGAACTCATCTGGAAATCTCAGGAGCTTTATCCGAAAGCGTACCCGGGAGCGCGGTGGCAGGAGAAGAAGAGCCAATGGATCTTCCCATCAGGAAGCAAACTTTGGATGACATACCTAGAACGTGAAGAAGACGTTCTTCGTTATCAGGGTCAGGCGTTTAGTTATATTGCTTTCGATGAGTTGACACAACACGCCACACCGTTCGCATGGAATTATATGCGCTCTCGGTTAAGAACAACAGACCCAGAGTTGCCAATCTTTCTTCGCGCAACAAGTAACCCGGGGGGCCCCGGGCACTCATGGGTTAAGCGGATGTTTATTGATCCGTCACCCGCTAACGCGGCGTTTCCAGCAACTGACATAGATACTGGAAATGTGTTACAATACCCTGAAGGCCACGTCAAACAAGGCAAGCCTTTATTTTACAGAAAGTTTATTCCTGCCACACTAAGGGATAACCCGTATCTCTACAAAGATGGTGATTATGAAGCTAACCTTTTGTCACTTCCTGAGATGCAAAGAAGGCAACTTCTTGAAGGTGATTGGGCCGTTGCAGACGGAGCGGCTTTCCCAGAATTTAGACAATCTCACCATGTGGTGGAGCCTTTTGAAATACCCCATGATTGGCGGAGGTTTAGATCTTGTGACTACGGATATTCGTCGTATTCAGCGGTACATTGGTTCGCGATAGACCCGTCTTACGAGACACTGATTGTATACCGTGAGCTTTATGTGTCGAAGCACACAGGCAGAGATTTAGCAAAAGCTATTCTGCCATTAGAGCGCGGTGAAGACATCCAGTATGGTATACTGGATTCTAGTTGTTGGCATCAACGCGGGCAGATTGGCCCAAGTATAGCTGAAGAAATGATTTCAGAAGGATGCAGATGGCGTCCTAGTGATCGAAGCGCAGGTGCTAGGGTAGCAGGGCGCAACAGGTTTCACGAAGTCCTTAAATACGACGAAGAAACCAAAATGCCGGGCATCGTGTTTTTTGACACTTGCCGACAGATAATAGCAGATTTGCCTGTCATACCGGGTGACCCCAAAGGTGGAGATGACATTGATGCTCGATATCGTAGTGACCACACTTATGACAGCATTAGGTACGGGATTATGTCTCGTCCAAGGGCAAAATCTCCATTTGATGATTGGACTTCAAATAAAACAGAACCTAGCTGGAAGCCCGCTAGCGTAAGCTTTGGATATTAAAAAATATGGCAATAGTAGACAAACCAGACGAATACCTACCTGATAATAACTCCGCTTCTTTTGAAGAAGGAGGTGACGTGGCTCAAGAAAATCTTGAAATGGACGGGGTAGTCGCATGGGTCGAAGGCCGTTACTCAAATTCAAATAAGTTGCGTGATCAAGACGAAACTAGGTGGCTAAGAGCCTACCGTAACTATCGGGGCATATATGGCCCTGAAACTCAGTTTACTGACTCAGAAAAGTCACAAGCATTCATCAAGATTACAAAGACAAAAGTATTAGCTTCCTACGCACAAATTGTAGATATTTTATTTGCAGGTTCTAAATTCCCTATTGGTATTGATGCACCTCACAATACGTTAAATATAGCCAACTCCGCATCCTTTGATCCTAAAGAAGTTACAGAAGATAAAGTAGCAGAGATATCTGGTGCTAAAGTATCCGCAACTATTGCTCGCCCCGACATCATGGAGCGTCTTGGCCCTCTCAAGGAAGATCTATCTCGTGTAAAAGAAGATCTACGCGAAGGTGCAGGTAAAACACCAACTTCATTCACATATGAGCCCGCTAAAGAGGTCGCTCGTGGAATGGAGAAACTGATTCATGACCAATTAGAAGAAAGTGACGCAAGTCAACATTTGCGTAACGTAGCTTTTGAAATGTCTCTGTTTGGAACAGGCATTCTCAAGGGGCCTTTTGCATATGATAAAGAGTACCCAAAATGGAATGAAGAGGGTGAATATGAACCTCTATTTAAACTAATTCCGAAAATCGAGTCTGTTTCTCTCTGGGATTTCTACCCAGATCCAGACGCTCGGAGTATGAACGAAGCGGAGTATGTCATCCAGCGACACCGTATGAGTCGTACTCAGCTTCGGGCCTTGAAGAACAGACCGCACTTCCGTGATGAGTCAATTGAACTCGCCATTGAATATGGCGCGAATTACCAGCCTGAGTATTGGGAAAACGCGCTGGAAGATAACAACATGAACCCTGAGGTGAACCGTTTTGAGGTTCTAGAATATTGGGGTATGTTAGATTTAGAAACGGCTCAGGACGCCGATATTGATATTCCTGAGAAGTATTTTGATCGCGATGAAATCCAAGTAAACGCATGGATTTGTAACGGTCAGCTACTGCGTTTGGTAGTTAACCCATTCACTCCTAGCCGCATACCTTTCCATGCTGTTCCATACGAAGTTAACCCGTATTCCTTCTTTGGAGTTGGTCTAGCTGAGAATATGGAAGACACACAAGAAATTATGAATGGCTTCATGCGTATGTCGATTGACAACGCCGCGCTGTCATCTAACCTATTGATAGAAATAGATGAAACAAATTTAGTACCGGGTCAGGATTTAAGCGTTTACCCCGGCAAAATCTTCCGAAGACAGGCTGGTGCGCCGGGTCAGGCCATCTTTGGCACGAAGTTCCCGAACGTAACAAATGAATGTCTAATGATGTTTGATAAGGCGCGTCAGCTTAGTGATGAAGCCACGGGTATGCCCTCTTATTCACACGGTATGTCTGGTGTAATGTCTGTTGGTAGAACTGCCAGTGGTATGTCTATGTTGATGGGCGCGGCCGCACAAAACATCAAAGCAATTGTCCGTAATATGGACGATTATATGTTGGCCCCGTTAGGGCGGGCGTTGTTTGCATTTAATATGCAATTCGCTTTTGATAAAGATGTAGCCCAAGGAAATCTAGAAGTTACCGCTCGCGGAACAGAAAGCTTGATGCGTAACGAAGTACGCTCACAACGCTTGCTACAATTTATGCAGATGACTGCAAACCCAGCAATGGCTCCTTTCGTTAAGTATGATTACATCTTGAGAGAGATGGCGGCGTCTATGGACCTAGATGAAGAGAAAATCTTAAACGATCCTCGCGAAGCGGCTATTCAAGCTAAAATGATGGCTGAGATAGCGGCCCTTATGCCTCAACCTCCGCAAGGTGCCCCACAAGGAGCTACAGCGGGTACGGGTGATCCTACAGGCAATGGCGGTGGCGTTATAGCACCGGGAATGGCTCCAGAACCGGCGGCGCAAGGCTTCTCAGGAGCAGGTGGCGGAGATAATGGTGGGCAACAGCCCGCACCGCAAGCACCCCCACAGGGCCCAGCGCAATAATGGATAAGATTAAGGCAAAAGAGATACTACCTCTCGTAAATAACGTAGATCAGTACCCCCTTCTGCAATCTTATGTCTCTTCTCGAATAGAAACATCGCGGCAATATTTAGAAACCACAAAAGACCACGTTAAAATTATGGAAATACAAGGGGCGATTGCCGAGCTTCGTAGGTTCCAAACATTGCGTGAACAAGCAATTGAGGGAGCAAAATAATGGCTGAACAAGAAATGACAACAAAAGGCCGTAAGGTTTATCAAGATGAAGAAACTGGAGAGAATTACTCTGAGCGTTCTATCACTTTTGAAACTGAAAATGGCTGGCTAACCATCCCGACTGTTGATGCTGAAGGCAACCAATACACTCAAGCCGAGCTTGAAGAGTTTGTTAGTGAAAACGGCCCGATTGATCCTCTTACAGGTGAAGAGCTTCCACTGTTTGAAACTGTTGAAGATGCGGAATTATACGCGCAGGAGCGCAGTGATAATCTAATGCCTGAAACCGAACAGCCTATGCAAAATATGATGGGTATGTACCACGGCGGAATGCCCTTTGGCGATGATGGTAACGTTGGTTACGACAGCGTGTCAGGTAATTCTATTCCCGCTGGTTCAAACGCCATGAGTGTTCGTGATGATATTCCCGCC